CCTTGCCCTGTACTTCAGGCCACGATGATGTCACCGCTTTCCCGGAGCTTCCGTTCTTCTTCCGTCACGGGCCACCATCCTCTCGGCCACGGCCATTCGCCATGGGCGACCAGCTTGCCCCGCCGGTCCCCGGTTAATTCTCCTTTTTCTTTGGCCAGGGCGTCTAATGCGTATTGCGCATTGGTCAGCGCCATCCTCGAATCGGCGGCCGGTGCATGGGAAGCAGAGTTGGCGATAATGATCATCTCTCCAGCGGTGGAGAGCTTGACCGAATCGCCCACGGCGGTCCACTTGCCTGTTCGTTCCTCGAATCGCAACCGCACCACGCGGCCTCGGTAGTCTTCCACCTCGATCTCGGCCCACATGGTTAGGGTCTCCGCAGTTGGTCCAACAAAAGGTCAAATAACTCAGGATCGTGAAGTTGCACTTCGCGTGGGTCCCGATAAAGCAATTCGAGTCCCATACTGGTCATTTCCCTGCCACTGGGAACGCCTTGGTAATTATCCATCCACGTTCGGCCGTCCGTCCGTGGGACGAAAGTCTCGTCTGCTCCACCGAAAGGTCGCGGTGTCGCCCCTTGGGTAACCGTTCGATGGTAATCGACCAGTGCCTGCTTGAGTCCCGGAACGTCCCGGTCCAGGTGGTGCCCTGTCTCGTGGACCACGTCCTTCGGTTCTCGCCGCCCTTCGGGGAAATAGGCCGTCCCGTTGCTATAATACGGCCGTCCCGGAAATCTCCCGCCGGTTTCCGTCTTCGGCTTGTACTCAATGGTACCCACGTGCTGGTTCATTATACCCCGGTCCACCACCGACTGCAACCATTCCACACCCTGCTCGATAGGGGCCCGGTCTGCATCCAGCTCGGCGGCAAGCCGGTAAGAGAGCTGGCTGCGGATTCGGCGGCAGCCGGATCACTTCGCGTGCCGCGTTTTCCTCCTGGTCGCGGTGTTGCTCGTGGGCCCGATCCAATACTTCCAGCATGGCCTCGCGGTCCGGTCCCGGCAGGCTTTGCTCTGCCTGGACCCGCCGGCGAAGCTCTTCGATCTGCCGTCGGCGCCCGGCGTGGAAGGCCACCCGGCGGTCAATTTCCTTGCGGACGTCCCGGCCGGGATGAACGCTACGCTCCCATTCTCTTCGGCGCGTTACCTCGCCCGGCTCCACCTCCGCCGCCACTGCAATCAATCCTTGTACCCTGCAATCAATCCTTGTACCCGCTCTCGCCACGCCTTGGCCAACTTCGGCGAAAAGACGCGGCGTTCCGGCCTAGAGCGGAACCTGAATGGGGTAACGAACCCCTGCCGGGATACTTCCCTGTAGAGCGATTCCCGCTGCGCCAGCATGGCGTCCACCGCCCGCCGCCGCTCGGCCCGCTCCGCCGGCGTCTCGGCGTTGATCCGCCCCACCGAGAGCAGTTTGCCTTCCTCGTCGATCAGGTCCTGCCACTCGGGTTCCCGCCCCAGCCTGGTCTTGGCCGCGTTGTACCGCCGTACCCCCACGGCCGTCTTGCGCTGGGACTGCGTGGCCTGGTCGAACCAGCGGGTGTACGCCGACGGGTCGGGGATCAGGTCGCCCGAGGCATTCTTGAACTGCGCCCGCAGGGCCGGGTCGCTGGCAAATTCCTCCGGTGGGTTCAACACCGGCGAGACCATGCAGCGGCAGTTCGGGCCCAGGGGCACGTCCGGCATCGACTCGCCGTCGCGGGCCTTGTACGTCCCGTCCGGCTGCCGGTCGTAGATCTTCCCGTGCCTGGCCGCGTGGTCCGGCCGCGTCCACTGGTCCAAGACGGCCATCCACTGCATCCCGGCGAGCATTTCGCCGAGCCCCTCGGCCGCGGCGAGCTGGGCCCGCTCGGCCACGCGCCGGCCCTCGGTCCGGGCGATCCGCTGGGCCTTGTAACGGATGCCGGCCACGATCGGTTCCAGCCGCTTGCGAAGTTCGACCAGCGATTCGCCACTGGAAACACTTTGGACGATCTGCGGCAGCATCCGGTCACGGGCCTGCTGATCCCACGACTTCAGCCGCTCTTCCCAGTTCAGCCCCCCGGCGACCGGCTCGGTGAGCCACCGCTCGGTATCCTCCGCGCTGGGCGGCTCGAACAACGACGAACGAATCAGCTCCATCGCCTCTTCGCGGGAAATCTCCCGCCGCCGGATCGGCCCGAAGGGGTCCTCTACGTCCAACTCCGGCCCGTCCTCTTCTTCCGCTTCGGGGATCGCCGCCAGCCGGACCGGCTCCAGATAGCGAAACCACGCCAGCGGGATCGTGTTCAGCAGCGTGTCGGCCGCCCGCCGGTGCGACCAGGCCACCATGCGGACCAAGCCGTCTTCCGTGACGGCCCGGGCCCGCTGAAACGCCGCTTCGGCCTTTCCATTGGCCCGACGCAGGAGGTCCGCCTGCGACAGTTCTGCCGCCGCCAGTCCAAGCAGGTCCGGCAAGAGGTTGCGGTAGGCTCGCCCCACGGCCCGCGCGAGCCGCTCCGGCACCCGCGAGGCCAGCCGTTGATCTACCACGTTGACGCCGTTCACGTCGCGTCGGTCGCCTCCTCTACAGTTGTGGTTTCTGCATCAATGAACGATGGAAAGAGGATGGAAACCACGGATGAACACGGATGGACACGGATAAGGAAAAAAGAAAATCCGCGTTCATCTGTGTTCATCCGTGGTTCTCATTGTCCGTTTTTCCCGGCTCGCCGGCGAATCCCGTTTCCCGCTCTTGGTCCGTGTCGAGCTGCTCCCGCTCGAAACCGTAGTCGAGCCCGTGCCGCGCCGCGAAGGTCTGCGCGCTCATCACGCCGGCCGTAAAGAGAATTTGGTCGGCCTGCGCATCCTTGAGCCGGTCGCGGGTCTGCACACTCGGCCCGTCCGCGTCGATGTCCACCAGGTCGAGGATGTTTTCCGGGAGCCGTCCTGCCGCGGCCGCGGCCGTAATCGCCCGCTTCATCACTGCCAGATCGGCATGGATCGTCTCGGCCTGGAGCCGCTGGAACATCTTCACGGCCGGGCCCTCAGCCACCATCGTGGAGGCGTAGTTGGCGTTCGAGGCATCGGAGCTAAGCATGAATTCCGGCATACAAAGCCGACTGGCGATGGCCCGCAGCTCGGCCTGCAATGCCTGGACGTAGCGGCTTACGTCGATCCCGCTGGCCGGAAACGTGTACTTCGTGCCCGGCCCGTGGTCAATGATCGTCCCGGCCGGATACTCTTTGTAGGTCCGCGTTCGCCCGGTGGTCCGGTCGGTCGCCTTGACATCGGCCATTTGGCTGACGTACTCTTGCACCTTGGCCTGGCTGGCCGAGACGTGCTCGCGGACCATGGCGATGGCCGCCTGGATTTCGGCCACCGTGCTCATGTTCCGCAGGATTTTCGCTGCCCTTGCCAGGTTTTTCCGCACCGGGTAAAAGACCGGAATTCCCCGCGGCGCGGTGAAATCGGCGTTGGCCTTGCGGTGCTGCACCTCGGCCGCGTCCACGTCCTCGCCGTCCACGTAGTACGCCAGCACGGTCTCCACGTCGCCCGGCTTGTGCCGGATGCCGTAGCGGACGTTTTTGTCGCCGGTGAGCCGCCCCGGCGTGCGGACCTGTTCCGGCTCGATAAACCGCACCGTCAACCCATCGCCACCATCGTCGCCGAAGAACCGCAAAAAACACTCGCCGTCGCGGTCCAGGCGCAGGCGTATCTCCTGCTGCCTGCTGTGCCAGCGATTCCGCTCGACGAACCCGTCCAAAACGGCCTTGGCCGCGTCGAGCACGTCCTGGCCCACGTCTCCGCCGGCTCGCGGCACTATCTTGTACACGTGCCCCTCGCCCACGACGTAGCTGATGCGGTTCTCGACCGCGTTGATGGCGAACTCGTTGGTCAGGCAGAGGTAGCGGCCCTGGTTGCGGATCTCACCGAGTTCGACCTCGCTGCGGTAGGCCAGGGCCGCCGCCCCGGGATCGAGCGTGCCCAGGTGGATCTTGTTCCAGATCCGCTGGCCGTTGTCCAGCAGCTCGTCGTCGAAATCGACCAGCCGGTCCCAGAGGTCGAGCTGCGACTCCAAGAAACGGTTCCGGTGCGACAAGAGCCGCAAGGACAGTTCCGCGTGTTTGGCCTCGGTCTCTTGGATCGTCGGCATGATTAGTTCCCTCCGGAGAGTTCCATCGGCAGCCGCACGGCCATCTCCAGCGCGTCCGGCCCGTCGTCGTGATCGGCGTGCGGGAAGTCGATGAGCTGGTCGACCAGCAGGTGGCAGCCGGGTGAATCCTGCTTGAATCTCAGCTCGCGGTTCACCAGGTACGGCCCCAGCCGCCGGATTCGCACCTCCTTGTTCACCTTGTTGACCAGCTTGTAGACCGGCCACCGCAGCGTCATCCGCTGCTGACAAATCCGCTCGAACTCGTGGACCAAAAGCTCCTGGAACTGATTGCTCTCGAACCCCAGCATGTCCGGCTTGTAGCGGTCGCACATCCGCAGCGTATCCTCGACGATCCGGTGCGGCGGCCGTCGATCCAGGTCCGCGTCGACGTAGACCAGGCCGTTGTGGACTCCCATGAAAACGATCGCCGAGTAGTCGTGCGAACGGTCCTTGCCCCCTTTGCTCGGGTCCACGGCGATTATCCGCAGATCGAACGTGCGGGGCCACATCTGCGGCGGACACCAGATCCACTCGCCGAAATAGTCGATCGGCCACTCGCTCCCGCCGGCGGTGGTCGGGTCTTGCTGATAAAGCGCGGCGAAGGCCCGCGGGTCCTGCTTGCGGGTCTTTTCCAGCTCGTCGGCCGGCAGAAACTCCGGCCAAAGCGCCTCGCCTTCGGCCCGCGGGTCGGCCGGGTGCCCCGTCCCGCCCGTGCGGACCGCCGGCAGCGCCAGGACCTCCCATCGGTCCGCTTCCCGGTTGGCCTGCTGGCGCAAGAGTCGCCCGGCCAGGTCATCGCGGTGCCAGCGGGTCATCACCAACAGGATTCTCGCGTCGCTGGAACGCCGGCTGTAGAAGTCGTTGGTGAACCACTGCCAGACCCGCTCGCGGACCGCCGGCGAGTCGGCCTCTTCGCGGCTCTTGACCGGATCGTCGATGATCCCCACATCGAACCCGTGGCCGGTAATCGCCCCGCCCACGCCGGCCGAGCGATAGTAGCCGGCGTGGTCGATGACCTCGAACAGGTCGGAGGTCCGCCGGTAGTGATGCCTTGACGAAGACCGGACGAACCGGTCCGAGAGCCGCGTGGCCGGGAACAACGCCCGGTAGACGTCGCTGGTGAGGATCCGCTGGACGTCGCGGTTGTTTGCGATCGCGAGCTCGGCCGTGTGCGAGCAGGCGATGATCTGCGTATCCGGGTCGCGGCCCAGCAGGTAGGCGGGCAGCCGCCGACTGCACAGCTCCGTTTTGCCATGTCGCGGAGGCATCGAGACCACGAGTCGCGTGACGTCGCCGGCGACTAACCGGTCCAGGTATTCAGCCAGCAGGCGGTGGTGCCAGTTGACCCGGTAGCCCCGCTTGGTGAGCCTCGTGAAGTCCAGCAGGTTCCCCCTGGCGCGCCGCCTGGCCAGCAGGTGCAGCGCGGCTTCCCGCGGCGAGAGCCGCGGCGATCGGATCGTCGCAGCCGCCAGCGATCGCGGCGAGCTGGTCATCCTCGAGTTGGTGGATGGAGACAACGGTGATCGGCCCTCCCGGCAACCCGCTAATCTCGGTCCGCTTGGACGGCATCGCGCCGAGCAGGTCGAGTCGCTTGGCGATGCACCACTGCACGCCGGCCAGGAACGCGGGATTGCCGGCCTGGCCAGAGCGCTGTTCGCGGTGTTTTGCTGCTGCAGAACCATCGGGATTCCTCACGGCGTCCTCGCAGGATCGCCGCCACGCCTCCCAGTATTCCCGTTCGAGCCTGTCGATCCGCGCCAGCTCGGCGGCCACCGCCTCGTCGATCCGCTCGGCCGCCTGGGCGCGCCACTGTCGCCGGATCGCTGCGAGATCCCGTGTGACGGTCGCATGGTGGACACCGGCCAACTCGGCGATCGTGTAGACCGTTTTGCCTTCGCAGTACCAATCGGCCACCATCGCTCGCCGGCGGTCGATCTCAGTCCGCTTTTGCCGCGTCCGCACGCCCATGAACTGTGCTCGTGGTGCCCTGTCCCGATGCCGATGCCGTGCACAAATCCTTCAGCATCGCCGTCGCCAGCGCCGGGTTGCCGGATCGTTGGTCCAGCAGCGACACGGCCGCCTCCATCGCTCGCTTGACCGGCAGCGCGAGGATCATCTCCTGGAGCCGCTGGATGTTCGCATCGAACCGCTCGAAGTCGAGCCCGTCCAATTCCGAGAGCAGACTGTGGCACTGCGCCAGCCGTTCGATCGCCTCCCATTCCTCCGGGTGCAGCCCGCCGGCCGTCGGGTTTGGCTGCCTCGCCACAACCTCCTCTTCCCACGGCATGACCAGGTGGCCCCGCTCGCGGTCCTCCCGCGTCCGGTCGAAGAGCACCGCGATCGCCGCCCCGGGGTATCGCGTCCGCCACTCGTCGTACTGCCCTTCACAGTCCAGTACGTCCACCAGCAGGTGCGTCGCCGCGGCCGGGTCGCGGACCTGCACGGCCTTCTTCAAGAAGCCGGCCGCGATCTTGGCCCCCGGCGTCACCCCGTAGAACGACCGCCCTTCGCGGTCCACCAGTACGAGCCTGGCGTCCACATCGTCCCAGTCGCAATAGGTGACCAGGCTATCCGATTCGGAAGGTTCGACGGTCTTCATTCGTACTTCCTCTCGTGTTGGATCTCTACCTGGCGAAGGCGCTGCTCGTACTCGTCGAGCTTCTCGGTCAGCCTGGAAACCATTTTCTCCAGCATCGACAGCTTGGCCCACATCATCCCGGCGACCATTGCCAACCCGGTGACGTGAATTGCGATCGTGACGATGGCTTCCGTCGGCATGGTTCGATCCTGTTAGTGGTTAGTGGTTAGTGGTTAGTGGATAGTGGATAGTGTGTTAGCAGTCAGTGATCGGTTATCCACTACCCACTACCCACTATCCACTATCCACTACCCACTACCCACTACCCACTACCCACTGCCCACCGCGCCGCCGTTGAGCTTCTTGACCGTCGCCTCGGCCGTTCGCTCGGCCATCCGCTCCTTGGCCCGGGCCTCCTCGGGCGTGTCCTCGTCATTCTTCCACCAATCGACGATGGCCGCCTTGGCGGACGTGTAGGCCGTAGGCCCGACACCGCGGTCGGCGGCCCGAATAATCATCCGGCCGGCCCCGTAACCGACCGCACCCAAGCCCAACAGCGGCGCGACCATCTTCCAGAGGATGTCGGCCAGCGTGGCCCAGAGGTCTCCGCTGGTTCCCAACGTGTCGGCGGCGGCGGAAAAGTCGCCACCGATGGCCTCTCCGGCCGCCTCGCTCAGCACCGGAGCCACCTGGCGAACCTTCTCTTCCACCTCGGCCTGGGCCTTGCGCTGAGTCTCGGCCTCCAGGTAACCGGCCACCGCCTCCGAGAGGCTCTTCTGGGCCTCGGCCAGGTCCTGGAGCGGCTCGGCCAGCGGGGCCGTGTCGATGGTCACGTTCGGCGCCGGGGGCGCGGCGATCTCGATCTTCGGCAGCGGCGCCTGGGTCGAAGGCGGAGGCGGCGGAGGGGACGGCAGGGTGGGCCAGGCCCCGCCGCCCCCAGGA